CGGGGCTGGAATCGCCACTGACTCGCCCGCTCGACCCGAAAACCGCCCTCAAAGCCCTGGAACTCCAGGGCGTGGACTACGGAATGTTCGTCCGACAGTCGCGATCTGGGAAGATCGACGAATACGAAGGACTGACCGAACAACAGATTATCGACCGGCTACAGGCCGGTCTGGAGTTGTATGGCCTCACCGTCACCCGTACCGAAGCAACTGCTGACGGGGGCGCTGAAGGTTCTGGAGCAAGCGGGGAGGGAGAAACTCCCCCGGTACAAACCGTCCAGTAACCAGAAAGCGTTCCACGAAGCAGGCTCCTGGGCACGGGAGCGATGCCTACTCGCGGCGAACCAGTCGGGGAAGACCTATTCCGCGGCGATGGAAACCGCCATGCACCTGACCGGGCGATACCCGGATTGGTGGCAAGGGCGTCGCTTTACCCAGGCGGTGAGGATGTGGGCCGCGGGGCCGACGAACGAAACGACCCGCGACAACCCGCAGCGACTCCTCCTCGGAGCCAATCGACAGTGGGGAACCGGAACCGTCCCGAAGGCCGACTTCGACGGCGATCCGGTGATGGGTCGCGGCACCCCCGACCTCGTCGATCATGTCTCCATCAAGCACAAGAGCGGTGGACTGTCGAACCTCCAGTTCAAGTCGTTCGAGCAAGGCCGACCCAAGTGGCAGGGGGAAACCCTCCATGTCGTTTGGTTCGACGAAGAACCCCCCGAGGATATCTACTCGGAAGGTCTGACTCGGACGAACCAGACCGGGGGGGTGACCTACATCACCGCTACCCCCCTCCTCGGGATGACGAATGTCGTCTCGTACTTTTACCCGGAGCCCAGCACGGAGGATCGGTCGCTCACCCAGATGACGATTGAAGACTCCGGGCTCTATAGCCAGGAAGAGATCGACCGCGTGGTGTCGGCTTATATGCCCCACGAGCGCGAAGCTCGCGCCAAAGGCATCCCGATGCTGGGCTCCGGTCGCATCTTCCCGATCTCCGAGGATATGATCCTCACCGAGCCTTTCACGATCCCGGCTTACTACACGCGAATTACCGGCATCGACTTCGGTTGGGACCACCCGACCGCCGTCGCTTGGCTGGCGTATGACGAAAACACCGACACGATCTACGTCTACGACGCCTACAAGCAGGCGCAGACCCCGATTGCGATCCACGCTTCCGCCGCCAAGGCGCGCGGCGCGTGGATTCCCGTGGCATGGCCCCACGATGGCTACACCCACGACAAGTCCTCGGGCGAAGCCCTAGCCGACAGCTACCGAAAGCATGGGGTCCGAATGCTGCCCGAACACGCGACGTTCGAGTCGGGCGGCTACGGCGTCGAAGCCGGGGTGCAGGAAATCCTCGACCGAATGCAGACGGGAAGATTTAAAGTTTTCAGCCACTTGGAAAATTGGATGGCTGAGTTCCGTACCTATCACCGGGACAACGGCAAGATCGTCAAGAAGCACGACGACTTGATGGCCGCAACCCGGTACGCGCTGATGATGCTGCGCTTTGCGCGGGTCGAACGCGCCCGGTTCTCCATGCCTGAAGTGGTCGGCATGGACTGGAACCCCCTTGACCCTTCACCCCAGGTAGCCATGCATTGAGAGTTATCCACTTCGTACAAATCGCCGCCCTGGTCGGCGTTCAATACCTACTGCCTGAATCGGAAATGAACCAAGCGTTCCTCGGGGCTATCATCGCCGCCGCCGTCGCTACCGGAGTCGCAGCGACCGCGACCATTGCGGCGACAACGGTTCAGGCAGTCCAAGCCAAGAAGGCCGACAAGAAGCGTCGCGCGGAAGTAGATCGCGCCGAAGCGCGCGAGGCGGATGCCAGGGCGCGTTCCTCGGCCATCGCCAAGGCGCGAAACAACATGGGAGCGCGTGGTACCGGGCGCGGCGGGACCATCTTGACCGGCACGCCGACAACCGGCTCGACCGGGTACGTCTCGGGGACGCCCTCCATCCTCGGGTCCGAAACCGACACCGCCCAAAAAGGCATCACTCTAGGGGCCTGAATAAATGAGACTCAACCCCCAACAACAGAAACTAGGCAGGGCTCTACAGAACCAGAACGCTCCGGGTGCCCTCGGGAGGCAAAGTCAGCAGTTCCTTTTAGGGCTTATCCAAGGCGGAGCGGGAGCAGGCACGTTTCTCGACCAATCCTCCTTTTCGGTGTTTGAGTCCTACAAGATGGGCGGGACCATGCCGGTCCTCGGCGAGGATCAAGCCTGGAACGATTTGGATTCTGAACTACAGAAGGAAATCGAGTCGCAATTGCGGTACTCGGACTCCGATGCCAACCAAAAAAGTTACGGCAGAGGGGGCTCCGTAAGTTGGCATAACCCCCGGATGCACGTCTACCGACGTACTGGCGATCAGACGGGAGAGCAACGCTTTCAGTCCGCCGTAGCCCAGGGCGCGAAGGTCTTCGACGAGAGACGACGCACTCCCGCCCCGAACACCGAGTACCAGAAGCGAACCGTCGCGAAGGGCGGAAGGAGCATCCTAGCGCGATGAACCGATCCGTTCTCGGACAGCCGACAAAACTGACCCACGAGGAAAGACTCGCGAGGTCGGGGAACCTAAACCCGCGCCCCCAGCAGGCTCCGGTTCAAAAACAAACCTCTGATGCGCCCGAGCCCCAGAACCGTCAGTCGGAATACGAGAACACGGTTAGGGATGTTATTTCCAACATTAGCAAATTCGCGCAGACCATGAGGCCCGGTAAAGCGTTGGATGCAAACGACGCGGAACTTATTATCGCCGATTATCTCAAGCAGAGGCCGACCCCCGACTCCCCCCCGGTCAAGATGTCTTGGAAGGGTAAGAACTGGGGAGTAAAAGTCGGAAAGGACTTTCTCCCGTGAAACCCACCGGACAGGAAATCATCTCGCGCTTTGACGCGATGAAGTCGAACCGCGGCACATGGGAAACCATGTGGCAGGAGATTTCCGACAACGTCCTCGGGCGGCGGAACTTCACCTCGTCAGTCACTCCGGGCTCGAAAAAGATGCCCAACGTGTTCGACACGACGGCAGTCATCTCTCTCAATTTGCTTTCGGCGGCGCTGCACTCCTTGCTGACCAACAGCGAGACGAAGTGGTTCGAGCTTCGCACCGAAGATCCGGGCTACATGGAAGTCCCCGAAGCCAAGCAGTGGCTGGAGGTGGTTTCAGACCGGATGCTCAACCTGTTTGCCCGCCCCCAGGCCAACTTCACCCCCCAGATCCACGAGGCGTATTTCGACCTCATCGGGTTCGGGACCGGGTGCTTTTTCGTCGAAGACCGTGGCCCGCAGGGTCCGTTGTTCTCGGCTCGACCGCTCGCCGAGATCTTCCTGGCGGAAAGCGCCGAAGGCCGGGTGGACACCGTCTACCGGCGCTTCGAGTTGACCAACCGGCAGGCTGTCCAGATGTTCGGAGAGAAGAAGGTCGAGAAGGCTTTCAAGTCGGCGAAGACCGGCAAGCCGGATGCCACTCGCGAGTATATGCACTGCGTCATGCCCAACGAAGAACGGGTCTATGGCAACGTCGATTACACCGGGATGCCGTGGGCTTCGTACTACGTCGATATGGACGAAAAGGAAATCATCGACGAAGGCGGCTACCACGAGATGCCGTACATGACCCCGCGTTGGGAGAAGGACGCGGGCGAAATCTATGGGCGCGGACCCGGGGTCACGGCCCTGGCCGACGCCAAGATGCTGAACGAAATCTCGAAGACCACGCTCAAGGGCGCGCAGAAGAAGGTCGATCCGCCGATGTTCGTCCCGCACGACGGCATCGTAAGCAATATGCGGATGGTCCCCGGCGGTGTAAACGTCGTCGATAGCTCGTTCTTCGGACAGACGCGCGGCAACCCCGTGAGCTTCGCCCAAAGCACTGCCGACGTAGGGCTGGGCGTCGAGATGGAAGAACGACGCGCTAGAAACGTCAAGCGCGCGTTCCACCACGAGTTGCTGCAACTCTTTGAAGATCCCCGGATGACCGCCACCCAGGTGATCGAACTTTCCCGTACCGCGCAGCGGTTGCTGTCGCCGACCCTCGGTCGCCAGCAAGTGGAACTCCTCGAACCCCTGGTCGAGCGCGTGTTCGGAATCGGGATGCGAAACTTCATGTTCCCGCCGCCCCCGCCCGAGATGCAAGGGGCCGAGATCAAGATCGACTACGTCTCCCCGGTGGCGCGAGCCCAGAAGGCAGGCGAGTCGCAAGCCGTGATCGAGACGTTCTCGGTGGCGCATCAACTCGCGCCCGCCGATCCGAGCATCCTCGACAACCTCGACTCCGATCAAGCGATCCGCTTCATCGCCGAGTCGAAGGGCATCCCCGCCCGGATGCTGCGCGACCCCCGCGCCGTCGCTGCCCAGCGCGAAGCCCGCGCCGAGGCGCAGC